CAAACAACACCCCGTAGGGTTCACTACTGCGCTACCGCAGCTCGTGCACCAGGACAGACTACAAGGTCCAACCCTCGGGAGGGTCGTCGCCAGGCACCTGGTTAGCCCTTACGGGCAACCACGTCTGTCGTTGTAATTCCCTAATTTCACAGACGAAACGGTTTATCCTCGATAAACTAGCACATTCGTCGCATACATGCTCGTACGGCACAATGTACACTGGGGAATCCTCCATTTTCATTTTTTCCTTTGTCTTCAACTGCCATCCTTGGGCGAGGACCTGGAGGGTTACCTCTGGGGATGGTTTCTTTCTCTTGAGAGCGGATCGTAACGAAACGACGCCCCCCTCCGTGATTTCGACACGATTACGTGGTTTAGGAACGTAACCGACTTCACGGAGCCTGCAGACCCTATCGTCTATGAGAACAATCTCTTCCTCGCGTGACAAATCGTACCCTACAGGCTTGGGTACAACGGGGAAGGGATTGGTGGATTCGGTACCACTGGTTGGTACGGAGCATAATGCCCGACGGATCACCTTGTCTCTCACAAGTGCGTTAAACCTGCGATAACCAAGGGAATTGTGTATCTTGCTGCTCGCTTTCGCTAACAGGTTCTTGTGCCTCCTCACAAGATACAGGAATCCTTCGGTGGTACGGGCTGATCGGTCGGCAAAACCGATCACGTCCTCCACATCACGCCCCATAAACAGGGCTCCACAATTTATTTTCTTTTGTTCGACGCCGTTAACGAACAGGGTGGAGTTTATTTCTCCCTTCTCGGCGTCCACCATTGTCTTATCATGATTTATGATAAGCCCCACTCGCTCGCCGTGGGCAACTATACGCGGCAACAGGCCCGGGACTGACAAATCCCGGAGTAACAAATCATCGCCGTTGATGAGACAACGATGACGGCACCACTCCTCGGCACCGATTTTCCCTTCGATCAGGAGATCGTTATGGGCTAGGTCGACAACCGTCTTATTTATAAGACAAAGCAATGGGAAGCTCATCATGCTACCCATCGGTTGCCCCCGGGTCACCTGCTTTCCGTCAATGCGCAAGCAACCGAGTACCCGAAGTGCGCGCACTTCGTCCTCATTCAACCCTTCTCCTTTGTCGATTAATACTTCTACGGCGGCTCGCGTATATGCGGATTTTATCATGTCAGTGGCAGATGAATAGTCCACACTGATATACGCGCCCCCGTTCAAAGAAGCAACTTTCTCATTGGTCGGGCTACCAACAAGAAGCCAACCCTTCCTCGTGAGGCTGCCATAAAGGGAACGGTGCAGGGGGTAGAGAATTTGATTGTTTCTCTCGCTAAAGAGCGTAACAATCCTGGGTTTTCCCGCAGAGACAACAGATTGGACCTCACAGTCCTCACTGAATTCTCCCGGAACCCACGTCCCCCCCTCTCGCCGCGTCGTTCCCAGGCAAGCGTGCCCGTTGGGTATATACGGGTACTTTCCTCGGTTCCACCCAGATTCGACATTTCTACCGAACTGGGCTGCGAATGTTGCCAGGTGATCTTCATTCACCTCGGTGGCAAGGAACCTTTCTTCTTTCCATTTGTTAACTTTCGCCGGACCAATAGTGTCTTCACACCATTGGCAGTAACTCTTTTCAAGTTTCTGGGTCGATTTGACCGAAAGCTCGCATACTTCGTCGAGGTGATCGAAGCAGGACCGGATAGCGGAACGAAGATGACCGCATTCAATCCGGGAAGGGAGAGCACGTGCCCTCTTCAACCTGAATTCCTTCTTCAGAAAACGTAAACAGGTCCGCGCCTTCCCCCTAAGGCGCGACGCAAATTGACATGAATCAACGATTTTTGATTCAGCCCCGTTTTTCGCACGGGGTTGCGGGATTTTCTCTTCTCGATCGGGTTCCTCCCGGGGCTCGCCGTTACCGTCCCAGACGCCGATACACCCAAATCGACGCAGACGCTGCCTTTCTCTTCGAGAAGAAAGAAAAACCTGACGTAAATCAGGATAAGAAAGAAGAGTCACCTCCCCTGAGGGGAAAAGGTACAACGGGGTTGGCCTGCAGGTGTACTTCATTCTATTCTTATTTTACGGATGCATTTCAATTTGCTTTTATAGACTTCAGCTCTTGCCCAAAGAGCGGTCTTTTCACGGAGAGGTGACGAGTGAGGAAAGGTAATCACCATGTCACAGGAAGTTCCCCTAGGCGAACCATGATCGGCGGGATAGGCTACTACGCCTACCGTCAAGCTTCCTGAAGACCCCTACATCCTCCGACTTACTGTTTCACAAGTAAACACTAAGCCACCTCCCCGTGAGGAGCTGCCCAACGGCACACATACATGGAATGTCGGTACTCCACAAG